TTAGCCGCGGACCGCGACTGTCTTTCGGGACTAGTACGACTTTCGCCGTACCAGTCGACAGTACCTCCATTGACTGGAGCCGGTCATACTCGTCGCAAACGTGGGACGGGGATAAGTGAAACCACTCATCCACAGGGAAATATACTTCCAACGCTCGATAAATGCGTTTGAAGGACATTTTCTCCCATGCTTTTTCTCCGGTAGCAACGCTGCCGGGACCGTGACGAGGCGGAGACATATCAGGATTACCCTGGAGTTGGCAGTTAGCAAACACTTTCCCAAGTATTCGCTTTGCCTCTCCGAGAATAGCAGCAGAATGAACAGTCTCACGACTGACATCGATGCAGCTATCGAAGTAACCAGGTAGACTATCGTCAGTAGCAACGAAGCTATTGACGACGCTATCCTTAGTAGATGTGTCATATGGCAGTTCTAGCTTATACGCGATGTTTAAAACATCGCGGAGGGCTATTATGGATTCCAAACACGGATTGTGTAGTATCCGACCGTCAATATGGAACACTCTTTCGAAGAACTCACCCATAAACATGGGAAGTTCAGTGCCAGGTTTCTTGCGAAACCCGGTACAGTCTAAGAGTGCCCCGGTAAGAGCTTTATCAAGGCTCTTCCCGAGACGGGGAAGGGTTTTCGTTAAAAACGAGATCCCTTCTTTGTCCAGTCGCTTATCTGTTTTACAGATAGTCAACTGGCAACTACGCTGGCTAAACCAGCTGTGTTTGGAGGTTAGGTCGTTAACTAACGTGACGAAGATACAACGTATCATTTGGCTGTTATTCATTCCTAATATAGGTAATGATCCAACTGCCATGCCTCACGACTAGCTAATTAACCTGACGCAGTGGGAACCACAACGCCAATTCGGAGCAGGAGAAACCCTGCCCCTCTTAACCAGGTCAATTCGAGGTTTATTAGACCTCTCCATTGACCAGCTTGTCTTGGTTACCGTTGTAGGTCGGTGTCGTCACAAACGCTGAAATAAGATATTTCAGCGCAAGTGTTGCATCGGCCTTAACAGCGATATCCGTAGGCACCTCGAGAACGAGGTACGCACGGACCAAGCCCACATCACCGGTGACGGCATCTTCGATTTGTTTATTCACTTCGAAGACACTCCGTTTAACG